CGTGTTTCGTTTGACAAGTAGCGTGTCCGTATTCGCACCTGGGCCAAATCAAGACCAGAAGCCAGTTCCCAGTACATACGGCTGCCAGTAGTAGGGGATATCCGGATACCGGTTACTGACTGTCTGGAACCCGCCATTGAACGACAGGTTGGGCGGGCCGATAACCTGAAACACATTAGGAACCGACCCGATCATCGAGTACGGGTAGGCCACGGTTGACATCTCGGACTTGTCGAGGCATCCGTACAGGATGACTCTGTTCGAGTAAACGACCACACCGGCCGGGGCCGAGGGAGTGTACAGGGTGAAGTACGGACGCACCGGCTCGCCGATCAGCAACTCGTCTTCCGAGAGCGTGATCGAGAAATTCTTCGTTGTGTTGTCGACGATGAACGTCTTGTTCGGCACCCAGAAGAAGTTGGTGTCGTTTGCTGGGGTTATGGCCAGGATTCTAGCTACTGTGCCGGACGGCCCGATCGGGGCATTCACCACGTTCAGTTTGCTCGTTCCGGCGACTGAAACCGTGAACAGGCCCCGGTTCCCACTCTGGTGATGTATCCGGTGTCCATCTGAAACAGCCAGAGGTAGTAGTGCGCCCCCACGGCGAGTCCTCCGGACCCGGTTGTGACGTTCACGTACGCATCGTACGGGGTCGAATCCCGTTGTCCATGCCGGCGCGTCCGGCGCCATCTCCTTGACCGAGGTCCCGTCGTAGACGAGTGTTCGGAGGACGCCGCCCCCGACCCCATCGGCCAGCGGGCGTCCGTCCGTGATCGCGATGTAGAGCTTACCGAAGAGGGAGTCGGCCTTTATCGACAGGATTCGGTCAGTCCCGATCCCAGCAAGAAGCGTGGAGGAGCCGCTTGTTGTCCGAGCGTAGAGTGTCCCAGTCGTGGCGCCGTAAGACGTCAGGTAGAGGAGTTGCTTTTGCCCGCTCTTGGTAACGAACGGCTTGATGGAGTACATCGGAGACCCCGTCGAGATCTCCGATGAGTTGTACTGCGTGAACTTTTCGTAGGCGTACCGGGAAGAAACCGTCCCCGGGAAGAACGAGACGTTCTGGCAGTTTGGACTCTGGCCGACCCCCAGAGAGAGCCGGTCGATCAACGTGCAAAGACCCCCGAAGGTCCTGAGCACGAATGGCTGGAAACCTTCGAGGGCCATGTGCTACCTCAGATCAGCCGCTTGAACCAGAACGTTGCCGTTGCCGTGACTCCGGTGAGGTCTCCTACGAACTCAGCCGCCGAACTCGATGTCGGCGCTGCAACCGTGAGGCTTGCGTCGGCAGTATTGTCGGTCGCCGTCTCCGTCGTATTGTCCGCAATCGTTGAATGGACGAAGAGCGCGTGGGCGTTGGCTTTGGACCGGTAGAGAACCCTCGCCGTCGTCCCGGTCGGGCCCAGCGGGATTGCCGAGACCGCAACCTTGCCGTCAGCAGACAGGTCGTTCACCGTCACCGACGAGATCCGCCCCGGAGCCGATGTGCCGGCTGCCGAGGTGAACCCGACCGCGTAGTCGTGAATGCCGTTGTTTACGAGGCCAACACCGGCGCCTGCGAGCGCAACGACCGGGGCATTCGCCACGAGAGGGGTCGTGCCGCCGAAGAGTTTGATCTTCTTGTTCGCGGTGTCCAGGTAGAGGCTCGCCCCTGTGCTGGTCACTCCGAAGGCCGACTTCGCGAACGTCGAGGTCTTGATCTCGATGAGGTCGAAGAGAGCCGAGGCGTCCTCGCCTCCGTTGGTGTAGGTTCCAGCGAACGTCAGGACGCAGTCGAGTCGAAACTCCTGCCCCGAGTCCGTGAAACTGATGATGTTCGCAGCGGTGAGCGCGACAGACATGAGCCAGCCTCCTATTGTTTCCAGACCGGCGTCTGGTACGCCGGGTAACGAACGATACCAGCGTACGGGGCCCGCCTCTGCGGTTCCGATTGCTGAGTTTTGATGGTCGTGTTGATGAAGTTGGAGAGAAGCCGGCCAGCCATGCCCTGCTGCCCCTCGGTAGCCGTGATCCCGTAGAGGCTGGCCATCTGGGCCTGTCCCCTGGACTGGGCCGCGAGGGATGCGGTCAAGGGAGCCAGAATGTTGAGGGTGTCAAGGAGCGGGAGAGCCTCGTTAGTAGTCCCCGCAAGGTCCGAAACAGTCGTCCAGTAGTCCATCTTGACATCTCGATCCTCCGTGGAGCCCACGAATTGGACGCTGTGCGAATTCCAGTCCCAGAAAAGTAGGGACGAGGTCTGCGTCGACACGGGGAGAGCACGGGCGCCCCTCATGGGGCTCCACTGGCTCTCCTCCTGGCCAACCGAAGGTCCCGTCAGGTCCGCCAGAACCGTCAAGGACCCGTCAGCCGTCGTGTCCGTCGCCGTGGTCGCCGTGTTGTTTGCCAGGGTGGACTGGACGTAGAGCACCGTCGCCCCCGCCTTGGACCGAAGCAGTTGCCGGGACGTGGTCCCGGCTGGCCCGAGCGGGATGTCCGACCAGAGGATCGTGTCGCTGCCGGCGGAGGTCACCGAAGCCGTGGTCGTCGGCACCGAGGTGCCCCACGGGCCGATGAAGTTGACCGCGCAAACGTGAGCGCCGGCTGTCACGCTGCCCGCCGCCGCGTCAATCGTCACGGTCGGAGGGTTCACGACGGCGGCCCGTTCCATGAGTCGGTCGGGAGCAATGAGATTTGCCGGGAGAGCAGGCGTGCTTGAGAACGTCAGGACGGTTGTACCGGCCAGGAGCCGTGTCGCTCCGCTGTAGACGATGGTCGCTCGAACTTCCTGAACCCCGGCATTTCCCAACTCGGAAACGATGATCCCCTGCGCCTGATTGACGAGGGGAAGGATGAATGCGTTGGTGTAGATGGCGCCAGGAACGTCATCCAGAAGGGATCGCACCCTGACGCAGATGTCGTTGTAAGTGGCAGCCATCTATCCCCCTCAGGCCGGAGTCGGGCTCTTGGCCCAGTAAGCGTGGCCTTCCTTGTCGTAGCCGATGAGTTCCGAGCAGTGCATGCACTTCTTGGCCTTGGGCTTGATCCGGTTCTGGCAGCAGGGGCAGTCGATCATCTGACTTCCCTCGACCGTCCCGAGCATCCACTCGCGCTCGATCCGGAGGATCTGGGCCGCCTTCTTTGCCAGGGACGGCACGAGCGCCGCATTCTTCCGGGAGCCGAATTCCATGTCACCGAGTTCGACCTGTTTACGCGCCCATGCGTGCAAGCGGGCCGTCGCAGCCTTGATCTCAGCCGGAGTTGGTTCCTCTCCCACCGGGACGAAGACACCCATCTCCCACCAGGTCGATGTCCGACCTTCCTTGGGGGTATTGGTCTTCTCGTCCACGAACTTGGGGTCGAGACCCATGATGTCGAGGGCCATGGTGTTGCCGGTGTAGCACCGGACCACGGCGTAGTTGTTGTTCCCGAAGTCCTTCCGGTCTTCCCCCGGTGAAACCAGGAGGAACCCGGGCGTATCGCCCTTCGCCCCGGGGAGAACACCCTGTCCGGTGTAGTGGGAGACGTAGAGGTCCCACGGGACCATGGAACAGAGCTTCTTCGGCTTGTCAAAGCCGGGCGGAAGCGCATTCCACACCGAAACCTGGGGAGTTGAACCGTACTGATCCGACATCTTTATCCTCCGTACTCAGACCTTCTGCGTTTCTCCGGTGTCATGGGACCGCTCACCGGCATCCATGTCTTCAGCGGGAACGCTGCCATTGAGTCTTCCATCATGCCCAGCTTTTTCTCACTCGCCTGACGTTCACGTTCGGCAAGTTCCCCGGCGACCTTCGCGTGGATCTCGTCCCGGCTCCGTTCCACCGTCTTCCGGTGGAGGTTCAGGGCCTCGATCAAGAGGGTCGTCGTAGGGGACATGAATTCCTTCGTGATCCCTTCCTCAAAAGTGGCAATCCTCTCGTATTCACGAGAGACGGGATGCAGCCACTCCAGATGCCACCGCTCCAGCCAGCGTTCTGGTGTGGAGTACCGCCCTCTGTCGTGGTAGCCCCACGTCAAGCGGTAGTTCATGTCGCCGCCAAGCGTCAGCCCCCCGTGATTTCGGAGGGTCTGCCACCATTCCTTCTGCGTGGCCATGTCTCGGGTAGCACCGATTGTGATTTTCATAGTGAAGGAGGGGGCGAGTTATCCCCGCCCCCTCTTCCCTTCGTTGGATTAGGTGCCAAATTCCTTATAGCCACTGGGAATCGAGAGCGAGGTCAAGGCGCCGTTCAGGCCGGGGTCGTCGCAGCAGAGCTGTGACAGGCCGGCGAGGTAGGTCACCTCGGACGAAGCGAGACCACCGCTCGCGCCGTAGATCGGGAAGGTCGAAATGTCGTCGACCGTGTAGAGCCCGAAGGGAACGGTCTCAACCCTGAAGAAGTTCTCCAGGTTGATCACGTCGACACGGGACGGGTTCTGGTTGGGAGCCGTGAACGTCGGGATGCCGTCGACCTCGAACTGGTCGGGGTTGTAGAGCATCTCGATGCCGGAGCGGGCGGAAGCCTGCTTCTGGATCACATTGATCAGGAGCGCGAGTTCCTCGTACGCCTGTCTCTGTGCGGGGTTCCAGATCACCATCCAGTTGCCCTTCTTGAAAGCTCCGTCACGGAACAGTTCCATCCTGGACTTGAGAACGCGGAAGTGGGTCGGAACCATCGCACCGGAACCGGCGTCGACAGCGATCGACCGGATCTGCGGATACGTGGCACGCGCCATGTTCATCCACAGGCCAGTGGACGCCGAGGAATTGTGGTACGCCAGACCCCAGAACCAAGTCGGGGAGGCGCCAGTGACTCCATCTGGGAGAAACTTGTCGCCGTTGGCCGAGCCTCCGGGGACAGTCGAGGTGAGCGTCGCCGTGTAGGTGACGTGGTCGATCGAGTCGACAGTCACCGTACCGAGCGGAGCGCCGAGACCTGTCGGGTACACCGTGTACCGCTGCCCCTGCCGGAGCCAGCGGGTTCCGATGGGTGCCGTCATCACAGGGGTGAGGCCGGTGCCGCCAGAAGAGACAGTCGCGAGAACGCCGGTGCCGTCACCGAAGTAGTACCGGTCCATCTGGGCCTTGTACTCACTGGTGCCGTCCTTCAGGAGGTCCTGCACTGCGTTCTTGATGGCGATGTCGTTGCTCGCCGTGTTCCACTGGATCGCGCGAGTGCTCTCCAATGCGACGAGAAGGGGGATCGTGGTGACCGAGGCCTTCTCGAAGGCCGGGCCCGTTCCACGTCCCATGTCGCCGCCGTCAGGATTCCAGGTTCGAACCTGGCCGCCCGGCTTGAGTTTCTTGGCGATGATCAAACCACGGGGGCCGATCTTCTCGACATCCCGCTTCTCGATCATCGAGCAGAAGTTGACTTCGGCTTCGTAGAGGGCGGGGACGAGGTCTCTGTATTTTTCCTTGAATAGCGCCTGGGCGCTCGTGTTGGAAAGCGGTCCAACTGACATGGCTTGCTCCTATTTGAGGACTGCGTCAAACGCCGCGAAGACCGCGTCGGCGCCCTTGCCCTTGAAGTCACTCGGCTTCAAGGATGGGCGGGATGGCACTGCCGGTACTCCGGAGGCCCCAACATCTCTACGGGTTGTCGCTGTTCTTGCTCGTTCCTGCCGCTTCGCCAGGACGCCACGGATCTTTGCTGCCTCGCGCTGCAACACGGGTGTCGCAACGTGAGGGAGGAGAGCCTTCGCCTGTGAAAGCAGGTACTGAACCACGCGGGCACGGTGCTCTGGGCTGCCGTTACCCCCGAGGAGAACATCGCGGTAGCGTTTCTGGACCGCAGGGTTCTTGTCGATCGCCTGTACCACCCCGTCACCGATGGCGTCAAACAAGTCGGCTTTCACCTCGTCCGGATAACCTTCCGCGTACTGCTCGATCCACGACTGAATCATCGGAGCCCCCGCCTCGTACGCACCGCTCATCACCGTTTCGTGGAAAACGTTGACTGCGTTGTGGACAGACTGAGCCCTCCGATTCATCTCCTCCTGCTGCCGTAGTGCCTCCTGCCGCTTCAGTTGGCGCAGTTCTTCGCGCTCCTGCTCGACTTCTGCCGGGAGCTTTATCTCCTCGGTTTCCGCCTCGCCGTCACGTTCCAGACCTGTGAATACAGCAACGTCCCTGGCCGACTCAGCGAAGATGGGGTTCTCTTTCGCCGCCCGTCGCATGTTCGCGATCAGGTTACGGATCCCCTTCTCCTGGAGGCCAAGGTAGGTGGGTGGATCGATCTTGTCGATATTCGACGCAATCCGGATGACGAAGTTCTTCGCTCCGTTCGGGCTGGCCTCGAATAGCGACCTCATTACATGGTGGACCCCCTCCTCTGTTCCCGAGGCAATCGCGTCATTGAAGACTCTGTGCTTGTAGGCCTCCTGCGCGATGTCTTCGAGGATCTCCGGAGTGGGAGCGATTTCTTTGTAGTGCTGGATCTCGGAGACCCGCATCCCCGAATCCTCGTAGGGTCGAACCTTCATAAACGCATCGACTAGAGCGTTCCTGAGCTTCGGTGGGATCTCCTTCAAAGCTGCCCGGACCTGGCCCGGCTTCATCTTCCAGATGTCTGGATCGACCGGTTCGGCCTGGGTTTCCGGGGGCTTCTGTTCCTCGGTCGGGGGAGTCTCGGCCTCTGGCTCGGCGGCCTTCTCGGCTACCTCTGCGGGTTTGTCTGGAACCGCATCCGCCTGCTTGAACACCTCGTCCATGCCCTTCCCGCGATACGAGGAAGGAGACTCCGCCGGAGACGGCGCCGTCGCTGCCTCCGGGGGGGTCGTTGGTGTCATTGTTTCTGCCACAGGTCAACCTCCTGGTGTGTAAATTATTGCATAGTCCATCATTGAGGTGGTGGACCTTGCGGGGGCATCGGTGGCGGCGGAGGAGTCAAGGCGTTCGGCTGCCCCATTGCCATCTTGTCGTGGTTTGCCTGAACCCAGCACATGAAGTTCGCCCAGCCCATCTGGTTTGCAGCCCTGGCCTGATTCCCGTCCTCACTGAACGCGAAGTCGATCCCTGCCGTCAGGTTCACGATCGCGTCGTCAAGAAGGTCCGGCTGGACGCTCGGGAGCGGAGGCATCGGCTGCATCGCCGGCTGCCCCGTCATCGGATCGATAATTGGCTGGCCCGTCTGATCCATCATTGGCTGGGGCGGCTGCTCGATCGGCTGCTGTCCGAGCAGGTCTTTGATCACCTTGAAGGCCCGGCGGTAC